TACACCGCGACAAACTTCTCGTCCGCCCGCATGGCACGTCTCCGGCATTGGTCACGGATCGAGGACTGGCGGTGGCGCATGCTCATCCCGCAGTTCTGCGAGCCCGTCTGGTGGTGGGCGATGGAGGTCGCCGGGATCTTCGGAGCCGGCCGGCCGCCACGCGCGAAGTGGACGGCGCCGCCGATGCCGATGATCGAACCGGACAAGGAGGGCCTCGCCTACCAGCGGAACATCCGGACCGGGATCATGACGCTCTCCGAGGCGATTCGAGAGCGCGGTTACGATCCGGACGAGGTGTTCGCGGAGATGGCGGCTGACAACAAGAAGATCGACCAGCTCGAGCTCGTGCTGGACAGCGACCCTAGGAATACGACCCAGGCCGGGTTGCCCCGCGTCCAGCAGCCGCCCGCGGCACCGGCCGACGGAAAGGGCTCGAAAGATGACGGTGAGGGCGACGATGGCCCATCGAAGCCGGAAAATCCGCCGGATGACGATGATGATGACGAGGACGAGGATGAGTAGGAGGCACAGGGTGATCCGACCGGAGACGCTGCAGAACCCCGAGCAAGGGCTTGAGCTCACGGATCGGGATGTCCGGACCTTCAGCGATCCACAGACCCTGGCGGACCGCATCGCTGCGGCGCGCCGTCTCTCGCCGAGCATGAACGACGGCTGTCGCGATTGTTGGAGTCACGGGCGGAACGCGGCGGTCGCGGCAATCACCGGCGATGAGGAAGGCCTTGAGGATCGCATCGTGCAGGCTCACCTCTTGGAGCCGAAGGGGTCTGAGCTTCACTGGCGGGCGTCTTGGGAGCGCGGACGCGACGCCGCGCTCGAGGTGATCGAGGGCGCATGAACGAGGGCTTCCCCCGCGTGTACGTCGCCCGGCCGCTGACGCCGCGGCAGCGGGAGGTCCTGCGCCTGATCGTCCAGTTCTATCGCCATACCGGAGAGACGCCGAGCATCTACTGGATCGCCCGGCGTCTCGGCCTTCATCACTCAGTCGCGCAGGAACACGTTGAGCGGCTCTACCAGAAAGGCTGGCTTGGGAGCCCCAGTCCGGCCGGTATGCGCTGCCCGCATGCGCCCTAACTCCTAGCGGCTCAAGCGGAAGGGCACCCGCTATTTTAGCGGGTTACGCAGGCTATGCGCCCTAGCGCACGCTATGCGCCATGGCGAGCCGATCGGCGGAAGTTCCCATCCGGCCAACCTCATTCTCTGCCCCCCGGACTGTCCAGATGGCGCCGTTGTCGCTGCGGGCGGACATCTCTCCTCGGAGCATCAACGACGCGGACCGCACCGTTGAGCTGATCTTCACGACCGGTGCCGCCGTCCGCCGCATGGACTACTGGACCGGCAAGGATTATCTCGAGATCCTCTCGCTCGACCCTGCTCACGTCCGCCTGGATCGGCTGAACGACGGGGCCCCCCTCCTCGACTCGCACAGCGCGTGGTCGGTGGCGGACCAGCTCGGTGCCGTCGTGCCGGGCAGTGCCGTGCTCATGAAGAAGGCCGGTCTCGTCAAGGTCCGGTTCTCCAAACGCGAAGCGGTCGAGCCCGTCTGGCAGGACGTTCGGGACGGGATCATCCGGAGCGTTTCGGTCGGCTACATGCCTCACAAGTACGAGGAGACCGCGGGGGAGGGCGACGCGATCCCGACGCGCAAGGCGATCGACTGGGAGCCCTTCGAGGTCTCCATGGTCCCGATCCCGGCCGATGCCGGCGCGAAGGTGAGGGGCGGATCGGCCGACGCCAATCCCTGCGAGATCGTCACGCGCGCCCAGGAAGAGCCCAAGCCGTCCAAGGAAGCCGTTCCCACGAAGGAGTCGAAGATGAACGAGGATCGGTCGGAAACCATCGCGGAGTCCGTCGAACGCACGGCCCCTCCGGCCACCCCCCCGCCGCCTGCGGAGCCCACCGAGCGGGACGCCGGTGCCGCCGCCGAACGCACCCGCGTGCAGGGCATCCGGAACGCCTGCTTGGCAGCCCGGCTGCCGCGCTCCTTCGAGGACAAGCTCATCGCCGACGGTGTCGCGCTCGTGGACGCGCAGAACCGCGTCTTCGACGAGCTGCGGAAGCGCGACGCGAACCCCGGGACGCCGAACCCGAACGCGGGCCGGGTCGAGATCGTCGGCGACGACCCGATGGTCCACAAGCGGCGGGGCATCGAGAACGCGCTCCTGCACCGTTGCTTCCCGCGGCAGCCGGGCCCCGTCCCCGGGAAGATGGTCGGCTTCGAGCTGAGCGATGAGGGCCGCGAGTACCGCGGCCTGGGCCTGATGGACATCGCCGAGATCTACCTGCGCGGTCAGGGAGTCCGCATCACCGGGATGAACAAGCTCGATCGGGCCGGGGCGGCACTCTTCACCCGGGCGGGGATGCACACGACCTCGGACTTCCCGTACCTGCTCGCCGACGCGGCGAACAAGCTCCTGCGCGAGGCCTACGCCGAGGCCCCGCAGACCTGGCAGCCGCTCGCCAGATCCGTCCCGCTGGCCGACTTCAAGGCTTCCAACATGCTCCAGGTCGGCGAGGCCCCCGCGCTGGCGGAGATCCTCGAGCACGGCGAGTTCACCCACGGGACGATCACCGAGGGGAGGGAGCAGGTCCAGCTCAAGACCTACGGGAAGATCTTCGCGATCACGCGGACCGCGCTGATCAACGACGACCTGAATGCCTTCGCCCAGGTGCCGGCGGCCTTCGGGCGCGCGGCACGTGCGCTGGAGACGACACTCGCCTGGGCGCAGATCACCAGCAACCCGACGATGGGCGACGCGCACTCGCTGTTCGATGCCACCTACCACATCAACTACACGGCGAGCGGCACGGCGATCTCCGTCGATTCCCTCGGCGTGGCGCGCAAGGCGTTGCGGAGCCAGAAGGGCCTCGACGGGGTGACCCGGCTGAACCTGATGGCGCGCTACCTCATCGTGCCGGCCGCGAAGGAGACGATCGCCGACCAGTACGTGGCCCAGATCACGCCGGCCGAAGGAGCCAAGGCCAACCCGTTCGCGGTCGGTGGACGCACCCCGCTGGCGGTCATCTGCGAGCCGCTCCTCGATGGCACCAGCGCGACGGCGTGGTACATGGCGACCGACGTCGCCTCGGCCCCGGCGCTCTTCTACGGGACGCTCGACGGCCAGGCCGGGCCCTCGGTGGACCAGGAGCTGGGCTTCGACATCGACGGGCTCAAGGTGCGGTGCCGCCTCGACGTCGCCTTCAAGGCCGCGGATTGGCGGGCGATCTACTTGAACGCCGGCGCGTAGGACGGACGACTCAGGGAAGGTGATCTCAGAGAAAGGGATCAGATGAAGACCTACACGGAGGACGGCGACGTCCTGACCCTGACCGCTCCAACCGGAGGCGTCGTCTCCGGCACGGCCTATCTCGTCGGGAGCCTCGTCGTCATCGCCCTCAAGACGGTGGCGCAGACGCTCCCGTTCGAGGCCCTCGTCGTCGGCTGCGCGGACGTGACCAAGGTCGCCGAGGAGACCTGGACCGAGGGCCTCAAGATCTACTTCGATGAGAGCGAGGTGAAGTTCACCCTGGATTCCGACACCGGGGCGAATCCACTCGTCGGCGTGGCAGTGCCGCCGATCACGCCGCTCGTGGTGACGCTGGCCACGGATGCGCTCGCCGTGGACCTTCTCATCTCGGGGATGACGCTGCAGGTCCTCGACTACGCGCAGCTCGCGACCGATGACGCGGTCGTCACCGTGACGATCAACGGTGTGGCCACGAACCTCGTCGAGGGAACTGACTGGACGGCGGCGACCTCAAACGACGCGACGGCGACGAGCCTCGCATCGGCGATCGACGCCCTCGTCGGCGTGAGCGCCGCAGCGGTCACGAATACCGTCACGGTCACGCCGAAGACGGGGACGACAGCGGCCTCGGCGGCGGTGGGCCGCGTCTACCTGGATGGTGCCGCCCGGTAACGGGCTGAAAGGAAAGAGATGAAGACCTACGCCCAGCCCGGTACCGTGATCACCCTCACGGCGCCGTCCGGCGGAGTGACGAAGGGACTGGCCTACAAGATCGGTTCCCTCATCGTCATCGCGACCGTGACGGCCGCGCAGACGGTGCTGTTCAGCGCCCTCACCCGCGGCGTCGTGAACCACGCGAAGGTGAGCGCCCAGGCCTGGACGGAGGGCGTCAAAATCTACTGGGACGACAGCGCGAAGAACTTCACGACCACCTCGACCAGCAACACGCTCTGCGGTGTCGCGGCTGCCGCTGCAGCCAACCCGAGCGCCACCGGCTACGTCCGCCTCGACGGCGTCGCCCGCTAGGCCGGTGACGGTGCATGGGACTCGGTTCGCTCATCAGCTCGGCGGTCGAGGCCGCGCGGGCCGCGACCGAGTCCATGCAGGTCGAGGTCCAGCACGAGGAATGGCTTCAACAGGACGCGCTCGGCAAGCCGGGGTATGACGTCCCCGTCCCACGCCTGGCCCTCGTGCGGGAGGGTCGGCGGCAGATCGCCACTCCAGACGGACGGGCCACCACCGTGAAAGCGATCTTGACTTTCTTCCCCGAGGCGGACGGCGCCGAAGTCGTCGCCATCAAGGCACAGGACCGCGTGACCCTTCCGAGTGGCGTCGTGGGGATCATCTCCGAGATCCCGGCCTCGCTCACCAACCCGGCGACGGTCTCCCCCTACACGAGGACCGTATGGCTCGTGTAGCGGTCAAGGCCAGCCTCACCGGGGACAAGGAGATGCTCCGGAAGCTCGAGCGCGTAGCCGGCGACAAGGGCATGCGGAAAGAGGCGCGGGCGGCCCTGACCGAAGTGGCTGGACCGATGCTCGAGCAGATGAAGGCCAGGACGCCCGTCAAGACCGGGGCGCTCCAGCGCAGCGAGCGAATCCGGGTCATGGTCTCTTCGAAGAAGGAAGACCTCCGAATCTCCCTCCTCGCCGGCGGCGGTCCCGAGAATGTTCGGTATGCCCCCCGCGTCCACGAGACCCACAAGACGAAGTCGAAGTTCATGGAGTCGGTGATCCTCGAGCATCGGCCGACTCTGGCCAGCGAGCTGGCAAGCAAGATCGACCTGAAGCGGGCGGCCGGAGCATGAGCGGTACCTGGTATCTCGGCCTCATGCCGCAGCAGGAGCCCTTCGACGTGGGCCCCGACGAGAACGGTCGCGCCCAGTTCTCCTGCAACTTCCTCGCGCTGAAGCGGCCGTCGGTGACGTTCGTCCAGGAGATCCTCGCGCTGCTCGAGGAGGCCGAGGTCGGGACTCGCGCCGTGACCCTCTTCGGCTCTTCTCAAGTGGCGCTACCCGGCCCCGAGGTCGCGGGTCCGTTCCTGGTGGTCCGGGCGACTGGAGGCACGGCCCCACAGGGGACGCACAACGACGGTGCCGGTGCCTATCGTCAACCGGGGCTGCAGGTCCTCGTGCACGCGCTGGACGCCGCAGCAGCGGAGACGATGGCACTGGCGGCCTACGACGCCCTCGTGGGCGTGCGGAATGTGGGGCTGACCGCATGACCCGCAAGCCGAAGTGGCAGGAGCAGGTCGAGGAGAAGATCGAGCGGGCCCTCGAGCCAGCGACGGCATCCACGCAAGCACCGAAGGCGGAGGAGCGGGAGCCGGACTTCTTCTGGTACGGCCGTCCGGTCTACCGGTGCCGTGAGTGCGGCGACAAGTACGAGCGCGTCGAGAACCTCGAGTCCGTGCTGAGGCACGAGGAAGAGGTCCACGGCGGAGCGGTCCGGCAGTCGTCGATCCTCGGCGCGGACGGGAAACCCCTGACGGTCTTGG